ATATTATGATTCAAGACAAAACATATTAGATATAGAGAGAAATACTTTATTTTTATTATCTGAAGAATTAAAAAAATTTAAAAAAGAAAAAAGATTAAAAGATTTTAATGATTTATTAGAAGATTTTATTTTAAAAGAAAATTTAGTAACATTTGAAGTTTTGTTTATAGACGAAGCTCAAGATTTATCTTTACTACAATGGGAAATGGTTAGGAAAATTTGGCAAATGGCTAGAAAAACTTATATTGCAGGCGATGATGACCAGGCAATATTTAAATGGGCCGGTGCTGATGTAGATCACTTCATAGCATTAAAACAAGAAGTAGATAACATAAAGATATTAGATCAATCTTATAGAATACCTGGTGGCCCAATACATGAGCTTTCACAAAAAATAATAAGTAAAGTACAAAAAAGATTTGATAAAGAATATAAACCAAGAACAGAACAAGGTTTGTTAAAAAGATATTCAGATATTACTCAAGTGGATATGTCTAAAGGTAATTGGTTGGTGTTATCATCAGCCAATTATTTTTTAGAAGATGCAAAAGATTTATGTGAACTACAGGGGTGGTATTATCAATACAAAGGTAGAAACTCTGTACCATTAAAATTATTGCTGGCTTTAAATAATTGGGAAGCTTGGCGTAAAGGAGGTTTATTAAATCATTTAGAAATTAAAAATATATATGAATACCTAGGTTCAAATGTTTTAGAAGGTTTTAGAAAAGGTAAAACTTTACATTCTGAAGAAAAATATAGTTTACAAGATTGTAAAGATAAACATGGATTAATAACTGATGAAGTTTGGTATGAATCTTTTGAAGGATTAGATACCATTACAGAAAACTACATTCGTAATATGAGGGCGAATGGAGAAATGATAAATAAAAATCCTCGTATAATAATGTCAACAATACACGGAGCGAAAGGAGGAGAAGCTGACAAAGTTTTATTAATGCAAGACTTAACTAACGCGGCACTTGAAACATTTAGTTATGATCCAGATGAATTACATCGTTTGTTTTATACTGGTGCAACAAGAGCTAAAAAAGAATTGCATGTATTAGATCCTAAAAACTTTGATAGAGCTTATATTATATGAGATGTTTTTATTGTAATGCAGAAGTAGTGTGGCAAAATGATTATGATGCTGAAGATGTAACACCAGATTCAGAATATACAATTATATCTATGTATGACTGTAAGGAATGTGATACTTGGTATGAAGTTTATTCACACAAAAAGGAAAACAATGAGTAAAGAAAAAGGAAGACAGTGGGATGGTCATAGTAGACCAACTAATGATTTATATAAAAAAAACTTTGATGAAATCTTTGGTAAAAAAGAAAAAGAAAAAGAAAATAAAGAAGAGGAGAAAACAAATGACGAATAAAGATATGTTTCATGAAGCATTTCCACAAGATAAGCAGATAGGTGGGAGTCACTACAAAGACTTTCATATTCAACCGTATGAATTTATTTCTAAAAATGACTTGAGTTTCTTTCAAGGAAACGTTATTAAATATGTTTGTCGTTATATGAATAAAAACGGCATTCAAGATTTAGAAAAGGTGATTCATTATTGCGAATTAGAAATAAAAAAATTAAGAGATATGGATGTCAAGCGAAAACGAAGTAGGTAAAAATTGGAGTCTATATTATAGAGAGATGTATGAACCTAAAATTAAAAGGTTAACGGAAAAATATAGAGACGTTTATGATGAAAACCAAAAGATGAAAAGAAGATTAGAGAAGTATGAAAAAAACAGAAGGATGATAAGTTACTATAATAAAAAGGAAGACTGATGAGAAGTACACAAATACCTTTATTTACACCCGAAACAGAATGGGTTATGCCAGAAGAATTAAAAGATCTTCGGGGACATAAAGAAATAGCTATAGATTTAGAGACAAATGATCCACATTTAACTACACTCGGATCGGGGAACGTGACTGGTAGAGGCCACATTGCTGGCGTTGCGGTGGCCGTAGAAGGGTGGTCAGGCTATTTTCCGATACACCATGAGTCTGGTGGCAATATGGATAAAAAATTAGTACTTGGATGGTTACAAGATATATGTAATCAAACCGAAACTACCTTTATATTTCACAATGCAATGTATGATGTCTGTTGGTTAAGATCAGCAGGTGTAAATATAAAAGGTAAAATAGTTGATACTATGATTGCGGCATCTTTAATAGATGAAAATAGATTATCATATAGATTAGATATTCTAGCAAAACATTATGTTGGATTAGGTAAAGATGAAAATGTTTTAAATGCGGCGGCCAAAGAATATGGTCTGGATCCTAAAAAAGATATGTGGAGATTACCCGCGCTTTTTGTTGGACAGTACGCGGAACGTGATGCGGAAGCAACATTAAAACTTTGGCAAAGATTAAATGTAGAATTGTACAATCAAGAATTAATGGATGTATTTAATCTTGAGACAAAATTATTTCCTTGTTTAGTGGATATGAGATTCAAAGGAGTAAGAGTTGATTTAGATAAAGCAAGTAAAATTAAAAAAAATTTAATTACAAGAGAAAATAAAATTATTAGTAAAATCAAAGATTTAACAGGAATTAATGTAGAAATACATGCAGCTCGTTCTATAGCAAAAGCTTTTGATAAATTAAAATTACCATATGATAGAACAGAAAAAAGTAATGAACCTAGTTTTACAAAAAACTTTTTACAAAACCATCCACATGAACTTCCAAAATTAATTGCAGATGCAAGAGAAATTAATAAAGCTCACACTACATTTATTGATTCAATAACTAAACATGCAGTTGAAGGAAGAATACATGCAGACATAAATCAAATTAGATCAGATCAAGGTGGAACTGTTACAGGTAGGTTTAGTATGTCTAATCCAAACTTACAACAAATTCCCGCAAGACATCCTGAATTGGGCCCAATGATAAGATCAATATTTATTCCAGAAGAAAAATGTAAATGGGGAACTTTTGATTACTCACAACAAGAACCTAGAATTTTAGTACACTATGCAAAGTTACAAAATCTTATGGGTGTTGATGAGATTGTAGATGCATATAAACAAGGTGATGCGGACTTTCACCAGGTTGTTGCAGATATGGCTGGCATTGAACGGAAACAAGCCAAAACAATTAACCTTGGTTTAATGTATGGTATGGGTAAAAATAAACTAATGGCAGAACTAGGTTTGATGAAAGATTCTGCAGAAAAATTAATTAGACAGTATCATTCTAAAGCACCATTTGTAAAACAATTGATGGACAATGTATCTCGTAAAGCAAATGATAGAGGTAAGATTAGAACTTTAGGTGGTAGAGCATGTCATTTTGATTTATGGCAACCAACACAATTTGGTATCTTTAAACCATTACCTTTAGAACAAGCTAGAAAAGAATATGATGAACCTTTAAAAAGAGCTTTTACATACAAAGCTTTAAATAAATTAATACAAGGATCGGCAGCTGATATGACTAAAAAATCTATGGTTGCTTTATATGAAAATGGTATATTACCTCATATACAAATACATGATGAAGTAGATATATCTATTGAATCACCTAAAAAAGCAGAAGAAATAATTGAAATTATGGAGAATGCTGTTAAGTTAGAAGTCCCAAATAAAGTTGATTTTGAACAAGGAGACAATTGGGGAGAAATTAAATAGTGTCATATTTAAATGCAAATATACCACCTATTTATTGTAAGATAAGGAAAGAATATTTATATGATCTTAAACTACATAAAGGAGAAACTGAAGATTGTGTTATCTTTGGTTTTGCAAGTATTCCGGGACGCGCCGTATTATTTCACATTATGTTACCAAATGGTGCGTGTTATTGGAGATTGCCTGTCAGCGCGTTTTTCCAAAAATCGTATGACAGAACCCAAGTGCCTGATATGCAAGAACACGAGTTGGAATTGTGGAACAGTTTTAGTTACCATCCTAGTGTTACTTGTTTTGATTGGTTAGTTGGTGAACGTTGTAAGTACATTGGTATAGATAAAAAATTTTATTATGGACAATATCTTTTTACAATTGACTGGGCTTCTCCAGACCCTAACATCTTGGATGTTGAACATTCTGAAATCCCTCAAGAACATAAGTGTGGCCATGTATTGGCTCTTGATAACGGTAATTTTGCAATTCAGCCTAATAATCGTATTCTGTGGAGTGTTGGTAGTTTCACTACTAGTGGAACCATACCTGATTATAAAGTCCAAAATACTGAATGGAACGTTGAAAATAAAGGAAACATTACAGAAGATAGTGATAAAATGTTCTATGAAATCAATAAAAAAGAATAATTTAAAAACATTGATTGTGGGAAACATAATTGATAAAATATACAGTCTCATCGAGAAATACTCCAGCAGACTAAACGTCTGGTCATGGCAAAAAAGATGGGGTAATCGCCAAACAGGGACTGGATATGGAAAAAAAAGAAAAATGTAAAAAATGTGGTTGCGTCTGCCACTGCAACCAAAACGAGCATTACACACAACTAATGGATTTATGCGAATGCGGTAAATGTGAGCATGAAATATTAAGTGATGAAGGAGATTGTTTATCATGTCAGTAGTGGAGTGTGCCAGGATGGATTATAGATTCACAGCTATATTAATAATCTTAATGTGTTTATTAGCATTTTTTGGGGGCCCGCAGTAATGAAAAGATTATCTGAAAACACAGAGATCGGTTTACCGTTGCGGAATCTTTTAACAATTATTTCGGTAGTTGCAATTGGAGCGTGGTTCGCGTTTGGTGTTGTTGAAAGACTTAATAATTTAGAAACTAAAAACCAACTGTTTGAACAGGATTTACTTGAAGCTTCTTCACAAAAACCTATAGACCAAGAGCAGTTTATGTTACTTGAACATATTGCAGAAGGGTTAGAAAAATTAACTATAAGAGTTGATGGTATGATGAACAATAGAGTTAATATTGAAAGACTACAAACAGACGTTGAACGATTAAGAGTAGATACAGAAAAATTAAAAGATAGCGTCAGAGCTAATATTGGTAAATTAAACGGGGATCATTAATGATAAAATTAGTATTTGCATTATGTTTGTTTATAAATGGTGAACTTGTAGAACATAGAATACAAGACAGTTTAT